CAAGCCCATACTGCTGCATCATTGGAGTGTGACTTGAAAGGTCTGTCATACGGGGCTTTCGGCTCTACCTGTCTATTTGACAATTCACATCTGTCTAATACTACAGGGATTTTTTGGGCATTGTTGGCGGCAGGCCCACGTTGATTTTGCGCAGGCGCAGATAACGTTGCGTCATCTTGGCGTCGGTGTGACCACCGAGCTTCTGTGCGTCGTTGCCCTGGTCATCGGTATCGGAAAGCGACTTCGCGCGCAGGTCGTGGAGACTGGCATCTTCGACGCCACCCTTCTTGCAACTGATCGCAAACGCATCTTTAACCGAACTGTAGTGCACCGGTTTTCCGCCGCGCGGCGAGCAGAACAAAGTGAGCCCGCGGATCTTCCGTGGGAGCGCCTTTGCCCGGGCCACCAGGTCCTCCAGGTCTGGCGTCATCTGCACCAGCAGCCTCGCATTCGTCTTCTCCTGTTTGAAGGCGATGCCATCTGGGCTGATGTCGGCCAGCCGGATGGCCAGCACGTCACCGATGCGCTGGCCGGTCAGGTAGCACATCTCATAGATGACGCGCATGTTGTCGCTTGAGTTGGCGCAGATCGCCTGGAACTCGCCGTGAGTGATGTACCTGTCGCGCTTGTGCTCCAAGTGCCGGCGCACGCCGATGCACGGATTCGAGTCGACAATCTGCTGCTCCAGGGCGTAGGTGAAGACTGCCCGCAGCACCGAGATCACCCGGTTCGACATGTTCGGTGTGTCCGCCATGTGCAGCTTTAGCGCAACGACGTGACGCTGCAGCACCTCGCGTGGCTCGAAGTCGGCAAAGTTTTCCTTCAATCGCTCGGCCGCCGCCTCGTATTGCTTGATCGTGTTCGGTTTCAGCGCCGGCTTAGTCCTGGTGCGCATGTGCTCGAGCGCGTCGTCGATCAGTTTGGGCATCCCGCCCAGGCTGCGCTTGTCCAGCAGCATGGCGTACTCAGCGAGGGACGCCTGAAACTCTGTGCCGAGGCGCAACCACTTGCCCTTGCGGACCAGGTAGTACGCGCCGTGCTTCTGGTACATGCACGCCGGCAGGTGCCGGTCCTTCTTGCGCGGTCGCATCTATCTCACCTCAGCACAGCCGCAACTCCGGCCCCTTCCTTGATTGAATACCACCCAGCCGCCCAATGACAACTTGGCGCAGCACCTTTGGGTGCCCATCACCACCTACCGCGAACCCGTATCGTTCGGCGGTCAGCCACTTTATCTGTGCCCCTGGCTTTTTATATCCGGTCAGGTCGGCAACTTCCTCTGCTGTCAAAAACATACCTACCTCCCGCTGCCCTTGCTGGGCCGCGCTGTCTTGATCAATTTAATTTGGTGTCCTTGCCGCGCTGGGCGGCAGAAGGCGGGTTAGGGTTTGGCCTTGGCGAGCACGTCGTCTGCAACCTTCATTGCTGCCTGGGCATCGTTTACATAGGCCGGGTCGAAGCCACCACACAGATGGATGGTTGCCTGGCAGGCCCGCAGGTTTTCGCGAGTGAGCTTCAGCGCCGCGACCAGCTCTTCGTGCAATTGGCGTTCTTCCCGGCCGATATCCCAGAAGCGTTGGCCCCAGTGATCCGCTGGCGGTGGGTTCGTGTTCTGGGCACCCATGGCCAAGGCCCCGACAATCGCGTCACACAGGTCGCGCTTGTAGGCATTGTCGCCGTCAATGCTCAGGCCGCGCCGGCGCAGAGCGCTGACCACCTCGTTTCTGTCCAGGCCCTGGTCTTCCAGGATGATGTCTCGCTCCGGTTCACCCGGGGTGACAATGATCAACGCCAGCTTGGCGCCTGGCATGCAGTACTCGCTGAGTTTGACCAGGGCGTCGTTGGCTGCTTCGTGGAATCGCTGAACTGCTGACATAGGAATACCTCGCCCGCCGCTCACCGGCAGGCATGTAGGGGGATTGGGGTTAGGGAAGCGTGCTGCCGATTTGCGCTGCTACGACAGTGATTGCTTGGCAGAGAGCACCACCTCGATCCGCGTCCTCGGTCCAGCCGATGTTCTCGCCGAAGCCGCCGCGCTCGACCATCACGTACTGCAGGTTGGTGAACCAGAGGATGCTGAGCTGGAGGTGTACCGCCATGCGGATGGCCTGGCCTTCGTCGCTCAGTGGCTGCCATTGCTCACGACCAGATTCTGGATCGTCGTAGTAGAAAGCATCGCTTCCACGCCGATACTCCAGTTCGAAGCCCATGGCCTTGGCTGACAGCTTTAACAGTTCGTGGTCTGTCATGGTCACGACCCCTTCATGAACGTGATCCAGTGCGTTTTCTCGCGCTTGCCGGACTTGTGGCCAAACAGCGGCTGCTCGTCGGTTAGCGCCAAGATTTCGCTAACCCGGATCTGGGTCTCGTTCCACTTGAAGATCAGGAACTGTCCGGGCCGCAGCACCCGGAAACACTCCGCGAAGCCTCTGCGCAGGTCGTCGCGCCAGTCGTCGGTCAGGATTCCGTACTTGAGCCGCAGCCAGCTTTCACGGCCGGCGCGCACCAGGTGCGGTGGATCGAACACCACCATGTTGAAGCTGGCGTCGGGGAAGGGCAGGTGCCGGAAGTCCATGATTACGTCCGGCTCAACCTTCAACACCCGACCATCACATAGCACATGCTCTTCATCGCGGATGTCGCCGAACAGGGCGCGCTGGTCGCCCTTGTCGAACCACATCATGCGGCTGGCGCTGCACGGGTCGAGGACTTGAGCGTTCATGGCCTTGGCCCCTTGTAGATGAAGACGTAGGCGAACCAGAGGGTGGCGATCATGGCGTCACCCGCTTGAACTCGACCACCCAGACCCACGGGTTGGCTTGCCAGTCTCCGCCTACGGACGACCAGAGTAGTTCGAACGATTTGCGCGGATCAGCGCTGTATGTCTCGATCCCCTCGACGTGCCACCAATCACCCAGATCCGCATGATCGGTGTAGAGCCTTACGCCCTCGGCCTTTGCTTGCGCCTCGGTGATGTCCTGCAACCGCTCGACGCGCACGTCGTTGATCTCCAGCAGGATGCGGCTGGCCCAGCGGTTCATGTGGATGCTTGGCCGGTGCCGCCAGATCTTGTTCGGCGCCGCCGCCGAGTAAGCGCCGTTGCGCAATCCGTTCGGGTAGCTGGTGTTTGGCTCGTTTGGTGGTGTGCCGTCAGCCGAATAAACCACGCGCTTGCTGCCGAACCAGGCGCCGGTGTCGTCCTCGGGGTAGGTGGCCTGCCAGTCGCCGGCCTGCCACCAGCTTTCTCGAACCCAGAGCCGGTCGCCGGGCTTGCCGTAGGGGCAATTGGAGGAAAGGCTATGGCCTGGGACCGCCGGGACGCTTGTCACGTCCTTGCTCCAGCCTGCGCCGTAGACTTCCCAGAAATTGCCTTTCAGCACCGGCTGAACCTTCATCGTTCGGCGCGTGACCGTCTTCCGGCCTTCCAGGATGGCGCGCACCATCGGCGCCGAAAAGAGTATTGGCCGTTCCTTTATTTCAGGCATGCCGGGTTCCTTGCCGCTATAGCGGCTGACTTTGAAGGGGGAGGGGTTACAGGTTTTGCGGGTGGAGTACGGATGTACTCCTATCGGGGTTCGGCTGACTCGGCCTTCTTTGCCTGACGCGCCTTGAAGCGCTCGTAAGGCCCGCCGGGCAGCGATGCGATCTCGTTGGCCGCCTTGATCAGCAGGTCGCCCAGGGCTTTCTGGGCCTTCGGTGTGAATGCCTTGAAACGTGTGCCCGGCGGGTAGTAGGCGGCGTATGCCAGGCGGCTGCAAAGAGTAGACGCTTCGTCGAGCCCCAAACTGCGGCCATACCCGATCAGGTTTTCGCGATCTTCCTGAGCCGGTTCGGCCTGGGGCAGGGCGGCAATGCGATAAGACTCGACAAGCTCGGCTCGCAAGCTGGTGATCAAGCTGTTCTGCTGCTCGATAACGCTCTCTGCGTGCGCTAGACGTTTGGGAGTCAGGTCAATCTCGCCAAGCGCTGCAGGCGCATCCAGCAGGGCGCGCAGCTCTGCCACATGGCTGTCGGTGTGGAAGCGCACCAGGCCCGCATCGCGCAGGGCTTTCTCAAGCACCGACGATTTCACCCTGATCGTCCGCTCATTGCTCATACAGCCTCCCTCGTTACCAGATCATGGGCTTTCACAACCGTCATGCCGAGGCGTTCGGCGATCAGGACTTCCAGGCGTGCGCCCTTTGAATTCTCCCAGCCGGGCAATAGGGGATCCTCGCCGGCTGGCGCTATTCGAAAATGGGGGGGATTACTTCTTCTGAAAAGTCTTGGTCAGCGCGGCGTTGACGCTGTTGCCGCGTTTCAGCACGACGCGGGCGAGTGCTGCGCGGTCTTTCTCGCTGTGGCTGGCCTGGCTGAGCAGGCCAAAGTAGCTGTTGGCTGTCTCGCGAAGATCCTCGGCCGGCGCCGCAGCGGTTCGCTTCAGTGCCTGGGCCAGGGATCGCTTACGGGTGGTTCGCCGCCAGGGCTTGATGACGTGGCCAACGAAGTCGACGCCGCGATCCACCGGTTGCAGGATCGTCTTGGTGGGATTCAGCTTGGCGCCGAGCCTGGGCAGGAACGCTTCGACCGCGGCGAGCCATTCATTGAGCTGCTGCGGCGACTCATGCAGGAACACGAAGTCATCTACGTACCGGATGTAGTGCTTGGCTCGCAGCTGGTGCTTGGCGAACTGGTCCAGGGCGTCGAGATAGACGTTGGCGAAGAACTGCGACGACAGGTTGCCGATCGGCAGGCCGAGGCGGGCGGGCTGCGCGACCAAGCGCTTATGCTGCGGTACCCGGTTGAACAGGTGCGCCGGGCTTCGGGTCTCGTAGTCCTCGCGCGGGTCGTGCATCAGGATCTGCGTGGCGAGGGCCAACCACCAGGGCTCGGTGATCCTGGCCTCCAGCTGCTTGCGCAGCACCGCCTTGTCGATGGCGACGAAGAAGTTGGCCAGGTCGCACTTCAGGTAGAAGACCGGCTTCGACCAGTTCTCGCTGGCGCTCCGTATCTTCGACTCAAGGCGGGTTGCGGCGTACAGCGTGCCGCGCCCTGGAATGCATGCGCAACTGTCCGCTATGAAGCTGGCGTAGAAGCGCGGTGCCACATGGTTGTACATCAGGTGGTGGACGACGCGGTCCCGAAAGGCTGCTGCCCAAACTTCGCGGGCTTTCGGCCGGGTGACCACGAAACAAATGGATCGGCCTGGCCGGTAGGTGCCGGCAATCAGGTCGTCGTGCAGCTCCAGCAAGTTGATCTCCATGTCCTTCTCGAACAGTCGGGCGCTTGCGGAATTCCGCTTGTTGCGTCGGCAGTCGTAGTAAGCCTGGACGAGATCCTCGAACTGGAAGGGAGCAACACTTAAATCTGCGGACAGGGCGCGCGAGCCGCTCGTTGTTCTTGTCGTTGTTGTTGAGCCAGCCATCTTCAAAGTCCATGTTGTAGGCGTTGTTGGCGGAGCGCTGCGACCTGTCGAGCTATCTACATCGCCAAACCGAAGGCAGTGCCGATCAGCTTGGAAACTGCGCGAGACCTACGCGGACGCTTTAGACCGGCGGTTTCTGTTGTGCGCATGGCGGTGACCCAGAGGTCAGCGGCTCGACCAGATTTGGCGCACAGGCAAGAGGGCCTTAACCCTCAAGCAGCGGGCGCGGTTGCGGACTTCTTCCAGGCGTTTGCCTGTCGGCCTACAGAGGCCGTCATCTTCATTGCTTTGGCGTGCTGCCCTTTGCTGATCAACCCTCGATTGGTGAGGGCTCGCAGCAAGTAGTTGAGCATCCAGATGCTTTCCAGCAGCAGGTTGATCTGGGGCAGTTTGTCCCGGGTCATGTTGGCCCGGCCGATCAGCACCAGGACCTGCAAGCATTCATCCCGGATCTTTGCCCCGACAACCTGTTTCAGGTCGCGCGGGATGTTGCGCACCAGGTCAAGCGAAAGGCCGAGCAACTCCTCGGCCACCTTGTGGATTTCCAAATCCGTATGCAGCGCCATCCCTGGCCTCCTGAAAAGCGAGGGTGCTATCGCACCCATGAATGAAGAATTGAATGATCAAATAAACTTTCTGCGGACAGGGCGCGCGAGCCGCTCGTTGCCCTTGCCGCCGTTGCTGAGCCAGCCATCTTCAAAGTCCAAGTCGTAGGCGGTGTAGGCGGAGCGCTGCGTGCTGGTCCAGTGGTACGCCCTGGTGAACAAGTCCGGCACGGTGATTTCGAGGAAGGTCGCCTCTCGGCGAGCCATCAGGTAGAAATCTTTGTGCCCGTCGCGCTCGAAGGCTGCGCAGAACTGGGCGGCGGGGTGCGAGCTATCAGCACCGACAAGGTCAGATGTGTTTGCCCGACCATCCCAAGGGCTATTGGCTCCGTTGAGCTCGTCGCCATAACCACCCCATTTATGGGCTGCCTCGGCATCGCTGCCAGTCGGCACGATCAGGTAGTAGGGCTTGTCACCGCCTGGGAACAGGCCACCATTTACGCCACCTTCTCCGGGCCAGTATTCGCCGATGGCGGGGATACCACTTGCCGAAATGGCCGGCGCGGCGGCGATGGCCAGGGTTGCCAGTTTCAGCACCACCCCTTCGTCCGGGCTGCTGATAGTCAGATCACCACGGGTGTACGTGGTCAGTTCATTGGCGCGCATGAGATGCTCCTGTGAGCAAGATAAGTTGCAGGTAGCCGGCGCTTCCCGACGAGCTTCTGGTCTGAGCGCCGTCCTGGCGCTCCCGGGAATCACCTGCGAAAAACGAATGAAGAAATGAATTACTGAATAGGGAGGCTGCGGACAGGGCGCGCGAGCCGCTCGTTGAGCTTGGCGTCGTAGCCGAGCCAGCCAGCTTCAAAGTCCATGAGGCAGGCGCCGTGGGCGGAGCGCTGCGAACTCAGCCAGTGGAAGCGCTCTTCGTTCAGCACCACCAGGCCATCAGCCTTGGCCGCCATCAGCAGTTGGCCTTCCAGGCAGGACGGGATGAAGCCATCCAGCTCAAGCGCCTTGATGGCGATCACGCTGCCCGCCTCGGCCATCGCCCGGGTGTTGGCTTCGCCGTCGCTGTAGCTGCCGGCGCCTTTGATCTCGACGCCGTACTCGCCCCACGGGCCGCTGACCTCATCAGGCAGCAGGATCAGGGCGCGCTCAACGCCGTTGAGCCAGTAGCGGGTGATGAACACGCCACCGGCGAGAGGCTGGCCGCGCTCGGGGAGTTCGGCGGCGAGTACTGTTTGCTGTGCTTGCTTGGTCATGGGGTTACTCCGGGTAAGCGCCGCCCTCCGGTTACCGGATGCAGCGAGTAGGGTGGGTTATGCTGGTGTTTCGATTTCGTCGTCAGGATCAGGCGGGTCTTCAGCGAGCGACTTCAATCCCGCCGCCCTGATCATCTGCGACACCTTTTCAGTAACAACAAAAGGTGTCGTGACACACTTGAGCATCTGCGCCGCCGTTTCGAAGTCGGCGGCGATCACGTTGCGCAGCAGGTTCTGGAACACTTCCTGCTGGTTGTTGAATCCGTGCTGGATCATCATGCGCTTGAGGTCGGCCTTGAACACGCCGGCGACCTCAACCGTAAACTTCTCGACGCCCAATGCTGCGTCCTTCGCTGCTGCCTTCTCGCGCTTGCGCCGCTGTTTCAGGGCTTCCGCCGTCGGCTCCTGCTGTTCCTCGGCCATGGCCTACCTCTTCGATTTCATGTGCTGGCAAATCAAGCCATGCCTGCCTGCGGCGCTGTCGCACCTGGTTGTTGATTCGCTTCATGGGGTATCGGCGAACTTGAAGCCGTTCTCCTGGGCAATCAACTTGGCGCGCTTTACATGCATGCCAGTCGCCTTCGCCGCCTCCGCTGCGGTTGCACCGGCTTCTGCCTGAGCCCTAACCATCGGCGTCAGGCGATCCCGCTGGGCGCGCAGCTTTTCTTGGTGAGCATTGGCGGAGATGATCGGCGTGTTGGCCCCGATGCCGCTCGGGATGATCTGGGCCTTCTTGCCGGAACCGAAGAACGCGTCCATCTGGCGGTGTAGATCTGCTATCACCGCCTGCCTTGGGTCGGGCATTGGTACGCCGATCATTGCTGCGCACCGAAGTAGGCGAACACCACCAGCATCGTGGCGAACCCAAGCGTCCAGCGCAGCATGCGGAAGCCGAAACGGCTTGACGTTGCCTTGGCGGCGGCGAAGAAGTCAGCGTTGCGCTCAAGCTGGTCGGCGTACTGGCAGGCGCCGTCGTGACCGGTGCGTGCGCCGCGGGAAACACCGGTGGATCGCTCCACTACATCGAAAAGGTTCTTGCCGAGCGGCACCACGTTGAAGCGGGGCACCTTCACTGGCTCTTCGCGACCGATCTTCATGTACATCTCCGAAGTGGAAAGCGAAACACGTTCCCGCAGGGCCTGCAGAACGGCTTGGCTTTGTTGGATGGCTGGGTTCATGCCGACTCCTTGGTTGTGGTTGCGTTTATTCGTCAGCAGCCTGACCGCCTGGTGCGTGCCGGTGGGCCCAGGGGAGGTTGCTGACGAATAAAGGCAGTCCGTAAAAAAGCCCGGTAGGGACCGGGCTTTTCGTTGCGTTACATAGACCTCCCTATGTCACGCAGGGGTGGCGGTCGAGCGCCCGGGTTTATTTGTGCATGGCTGAATCCTCCGTTGTTTGCTCACTGGGTTGGCAGTGGCCACCGTTCTCAAGGGGTGTTGCATGCAGGTGGGCGGTTATAGGCCGCGATTTCGTCCGCATCCCAAAGCCCACTCTTCGAATGGGCAGAGGTGATGCTTTCCCTCCTACTACCGCCGAAAGGGGCGGGGCGCATTGCTTGCCGGGTCACTCACTCGGTTCTGGCGTTTCACCATCGAGCAGCCGTACAAGGTTTTCCCTGTCGTTGGCAGGCTTTCGGGCCTGTCTGCTCGCCGGTCGCCGGTAGAGGCAATGCGGTCTGTTGTTTGTTGCGCTGGCTGTTAAAGAGCGATTCGCGGCGACTGTGTATCGCTGCGATGGGCCAACAATAAGCTAATGCCTAATCACATGTAAATAGGTAATGCCTAATTATTTTATGAAAATGTCGCCCCTCCGTTATTCCTTTTTTGGTGATGACATTCTCAGTAGGGCTGATATAAGCTTTGCCTAAGCTGTATGGATATACAGCAATTATCGGGAGGGGATTTTATGGCGAAGAAGCAGGCTGCACCGGCGGCACGGCAAGAAATGAGCGGTATGGCGCGCTTAGGGCTGCGCGTTTCATCGATGATCAATCACCCCGTGGCGCAGGCGCAGCGCTGGGTGACGATCCATCGCCTAGACACGGATGGCGATCGGGAGTGGGAAGAGGTTCTAGGGGTGATCGCCGAAACCGACGAGCTTGAGCTGACGCTCAATGACGACGGCAGCGTGACGGTGAGGTGGGAGCAGCAGGAAGTAGAGAAGGCGGGCGGGGGGGAGGTTGAGTTTGAGCCTGAAGAGGAAACGGCGCCTTTCTAACGGGCAATAAAAAGCCCGGCGCTGGGCCGGGCTTCTTTCAGCAATTGCACTATCCCAGCAGGTGCTTTGCGGCCGCGCCAAGTGCTGCCGATGCAAGTGCGCCAATCACGACGGCAGCACCAAGGTACTTCGCCATGGTGACCTTTATCCCGTTCACATCATCGGACACCTTTTTGGTGTCAGTTTTTATGCTGCTCACGTCCTTTTCAATGCGGTCGAATCTAGCTTCAGAAATTTTTTCCCAGGCTTTGTCACGTTCGGCCTGAGCAGCGAGGAAGCCAGAAAACTTTTC